GAGTTTAGGGCAAACGATTTACCGCTTCCCCTACCCCCAGTAATTACAAAGTATCTACTATCGCTTTCAAATAATGGTATATACTTCTTATTGATTGTTATCATTTGAATTTGACAATCTCTCTAATATCAAAGTCATTAACGGTATGAGTTGTATTTTGGTCAATCACTTGCTTAGGCATACCATATTGGTACTGAAAGAATAGTTTTACTGCCCAGTCTTTATGATCCTCTAATGCAGCAACTAATGCCTCAAAAGCTTTTGGCTCTAATGGGGATAATTTCTCCACTAATGATTGCTCTTCTGCCTTTGACTTTCTGCCAGCTCCCTCTCTTTTGCCTCCTCTTTTGCTTTCTTCCATTTTAGTATTCGTTATAGATTCTTTTAATTTCCGAAATATAATCTCTCCAACAAGATGCGCAAGATGTAGATTCCAAATTGATGTTAAAGATATTCTTGTAAATGCTTGACAATTCTCTTTGTACTACTGGTGTTATTTGGCTTGGATTAGTAGCAAAAAACTCTTTTAAGTAATTGTAGTCTTGCTCATTTAAGCAATTAGGCTTCTTGTAAGGAAAGATTTTATTAAGCTTCTCCTTTCTCTCATCGCATCCACAATCTAAACCAGTAATCTCACTAAATAATTCAACTGCCTTTTTTATTCCAGTTGCTTCGGTAAGCTTTTCAATCGAATCGCCTAAGCCTTTTGGTTTTCTTTTTCCCATTGTTTTATTTTTTCTTTGCAATTTTTAATCGTGTTATAAACTGACATGAATCCGATATTAGTTCGCCTTGCTATCTCTCGCATACTTACTCCTGATTCAATCCAAAGCATAAATAGTTTCTTATCGTACCAATCCCAAGTTTCTATAAAGTCTTGGTATGGCTTTGCAAGGGCAATAATATATTCATCATTCTCTTCTATTAACGAATATTCTACCTCTTTTGTAATCTCTACCTTTTCTACCTTTTTACGATGCAAGTCCATTGTCAAGGATCGTAGCGTGAAATAAAAGTAAGCTTCGTTGATGTCCTTATCAAAGACTTTGATGTATGCCTCTTGCACAACATCTTCTGCATAGTGTATTTCTCCGAACTTTTCCACCACACGAATCCAATGTTTATGCTTCAAGTATATATGATTCATCGTAATTTATATATCTCTTCGACAACCAACTTCCAGTAGATTCGGTCATCTTCTTTTAAACGATTCTCCATAATCAACTCACAAATAAGTAAAGCCAGTTCAATAGCGTTTGCTCTATCTCTACAAAAGAAATTCGCATGATTACAAAGGAAAGCTGCTCTTTCATCAGGCTTCATAATTGTTTTGATTTTAAGTATATTCTCCAAGACATATATACTATAAACGAAATTTCTATAATTCCGATTACTATGCCGATTAAAATTAATCTATCCTCTGAATTTTGATAGTTCATGATTCAAATACCAAATGGCTTTTTCAAGGTCTTGCTTCTTATTGTCTTTCTTATCTGCTCGCAAGATGTACTTGATAGCATTTCCTAACTCAAAGTTTAATGAGTAGTCGTTAATGATGTCAATTACCTCAAAGTTTTTGCCCTGATAATGCTGAGGATGATCCACCATATTAGAATTCGATGTTGCTAATTCCATATTCTTTTAAAAGTAAATTAAGCTTTGTATTTAACTCTTCATGCTTTGGCTCATCCATATCTGACATCTCAATACCAATACGAAATAATTTAATCATAATATTTCCAGCTTCAATGTGCTGGTCAACTGCTTCTGCGGAGGCTTCTTTTGAGTAAAGTTTATCAGTAATTATTTCAAGCTCTCTTAATACTGCCTGACTATTATACTTTAAACTATGTCTATTAAAAATGTTTTTACGGAAGTCATTATCTATATGGTCGATTAAAGCATTGGTTAATCCAGCATAAATTACGATAGTTTCTCTTTCTGATAGTTTCATATTTGATTAATTTAAAAGTTTTGCTTGTCTTTCCAAGCTGTCAACGCAGTACATCTCATTGGATTTCGGGCGATTTTATCAAATGGTCTTTAATTATCTTCGTTTGTAAAAATACTATTTTTCTATTATATCCATCTAAGTTAAGCAATCTTTCTCTCTTGACATCCAAGCACTTATGCAAATCGTTTATGATTATGCCTCCGCCAAGATTGATATTAAACTGATTAGGCTTTGCTAATTGCTCATCTATCCAAGACAGGGCTTGTTGGTAATTCGATGGTAAGTGTTTCTCTGAATTTATCGTGTTGTTGCTTATTGATTTTGACATAACCTCTACCTTTTAAAAATGCTTCGATGCGATCCGTGTCAGCTCCAAGTAACCATCGCTTCTTACCTTCCTTTGTGTAATGGTCGTGAAATAGTTTATCGTAATCTATTTCGACATAGATGGTCTTATCTGCTGACCGATAGTAATGCTTTCTTTGCTTCTTCATAGCTTTTCTATTTCTTTTTTAACTTCTTTCCAATAATCAATTTCGTACTGTTGAAACAAAATGCTCAATATTTCATCTACTGCAATTAATGCACATTGCTTAGCTCTATGATAATTTTTAGATTCAACTACATTGTAAAAAACTGAAGGCAAACTATCCGCATATTTTTCTACTAATTCTTTTGCTTTTTCTTTCGGTGACATAATGATAAAAAATGATTATTCAAAGTTCGTAAATAAACAACTCAACTCTTGGATTCAATTTATCTATTTCTTTTGTCATTTGCAACTGCCAGCAGTTCCTATCGTTATTAATAATTCCCGATGTCTGCAAGCAATCCAAGATAACCTTAGCTGCATTATCCAAGTCTGAACGATTTGACTGAAAATAAACTTTCATAGTTATCCCAAACTTATCGTTAAATTCTTGCAATACTCTTGTGGCTTGCCAAGCAAATGCCTCCTCATATTCCTTTAACTCTTTCGATTTAAACAAGCGATTATTAGCTATTCGGTATCCATTACTTTTGCTTGGTACTTGTCCTTTAATTGTTAGTAGCATCTCTTTTGAGTTTTCGTTTTTCCCGATCTATTGCATTCTTACGAATCTGCTCCTCAGTTACATCGTAAATCTTAAACCAGCCATTACTTAAAGCTCGTAAACTTAATCTTCTTTTGCAATCGCAGATAAATCTTAAACAATGAGTATTCCCGATTTTATCAAACCTTTGCACCAAGTTGGTTTTTGAGTAATCCTTAAAACAAACTGGGCAATACAAATGGTCTTTGTCTATTGTTGCTCTTCTATTTGCCATAAGTTTCTTCGTAAATATTATCGTAACCTGTTGTCATAAATGGTAATCCAGTAAAGCTACACTCTGTGTTTTTCAATACTTGTTCTGCAAATTCAAACATCTGCTCTTTCTCTATTCCCTTAGCCTTGTCATACCATTCATTTAGAAATTCATCAGCTTGCTTTCTGCTTATTTCATCGCGAACAAGAAGCCATTGAATCATAATAAATTTATCCTTTAAAAAATCTACTGCCGTTAGTTTATTTTCCATTGTATTTTAAGTTTGGTAAATACTGCGGATTAAATACCCCTGTATGTGGTTGATGGTTAATTGAATAAGACTTAGTAAGTTTCTCTACACTAATCGGTTTTGGTGGCTCACTCACCTCACAAGATGTACATAATATTGTACATATCAATATCAGTTTTTGCATTTATGATTTGATTTGAATGTATCTGTCTTGCATCCGTAGTAATAATAAGTTGAATCAAAATCATCGTGAAAGTCTTGCTCAACCATTTTCAAATATACTGGTTTATGCGGATGTTCTATTTCTTTTTTAATTAGAGTATAAAAATAATATAGACCAATACAAGCCATTAATAAAATCGTTAGTTTCCTCATTTGATGGTTTTTAAAATAATGAAATTTGATTTTGAGCAATATCTTTAAAAACTTCAGCATTAAAAGTTAAAATTGATAAATCAAGTTTGCTTTCTTTTCCAATAAATTTATAAGATTTAGTAATGCTTTCTTTTCTTAATTTCATACCATTATCTTTACCTTGATTTATTAAAGATTGATTTGTTTTTTTAATTTGTTCTATATTGTTGTTTTCCATAATTAACTTCCAATTATCTTTATTATTTAACATTCCATTAAAAAGAGATGGATTAGATGTTTTTATGTACAAAACCTTACCTATTGATTTATACATTGATCCAAAAATATTTAAAATTTTAATACCTATTGAAAGACCTTGATAATCCGGCAATATAACCAATCTGCTAACACGAAAAGCATTGTTAATAGTACCAGATGGCAAAGGTAAAATTGCTATAAATCCAACTGGTTTATCGTTTAAAGTAAAACAAAAGCATTTTGCAGCTGCATTTAAATCTTCGCTTAAATAGTGATGTTGTTTGAATATATTCCAAGTTTCATATCTGCATCGAAATATCGAAAGTTCAATTTGCGGTCTTGATTGCCTTCGATAGTCGTGTCTCTCAACACGCCCTTTAAGTGGTGAATAAGTCCAATCTGGTAATAACCATTCCATTATATCAAAATGGCAAGAAGCTAATATTATCTTTTTGTTTTCTCTTCTAATAAATTTTTGAATTGCGTTACTCATTGCTTTAGCAACATCACGATCAACAACACTAGTAAATTCATCAATCAAAATCACTTCATTATCTTTTGCTTTAGCAACTTTGTAAGCCAATCTTGCACGATATTGTTCACCATTTGAAAGCAAATGAAAAGGCCTTAACCAAGTTGGAACACTTGCTAAACCCATTGATGATAATAATAGTGAAGCATCTTTAGGACTTAACCAATCAAAATTTGATATCAATGCTTTTTTATCATCAAAATTATCATCAATTAAATTACCAAATTGTTTTAGCAATGTAGTTTTACCTGTACCACTACCACCATAAATAACACCAATATTCCAATGAAACGTTTTACATTCAGCAAAATTAATAGGAATTTTTACACAAGTTTCATCTTTGTCTTGTATGTCAAATGCTTCATATACATATTCAGTATATTCATCATTAATAATTTTGTTTTTAATTTCTAAGTATTTCATTATTCTATTGGTTTAATATTTCCAGCTTCATCCAATCTTACGTCGAAGTCAGCCAAGTTTTGTATAAATTTCTTATATCCTTCTTTTTGAGAATTTAAAACATTGTGTTTAGTTTTCTCCCATATTTCTTGTCTTTCTTCAGATGATAATCTTAATACTCCAGTTTCTTTAGCATTAATATAAAGTGAACTTAAACCACCTTCAAACCATTTAAATTTTTTATTATTTGCTACTTGGTCAGCATAAAAATTTGCATCACTTATAACTTGTAATTTAAAATCTTCATCACTTGGCTTTGGTAATGGTTCATCTTCTACTACT